CCCGCCAATTTGCGCTGTAATAAAAATGCCAACCCCGGCCCGTTTTAACGCGCCAAGGGGTTCGGGGCAGGTGAGCGTCAATCCAAGCCGCCGCTTCGGCGGAGTCGGCATCTACAACGCAATAACCGCGCCCCGTTACAACCCCGACGTTTCCCGCTGGTTCTTCCCCCCACCAACCATCGATCTCTGATTCCGTCGCCGTCCTATTTTGAAATTCCTTCCAAGCGATCCGTGGTCGCTTTGAAAATTTCCCCAACGGCAAAACCGAAAACCCTTCTTCATAAAGACGCTTTGCGCCGTCAAAAATCTCCATTTTAAATCCCCTTTCTTTAAATTTCCCCCAAACCCTAGCCCTGATTGGCTTCATCTTTCTCAAGAATATCAAGCCCCAACGCTATTGATTCCCGCAACACACTGCTAACCGTTGCGTTACCGCTCAAAGATTCTTTAGCCCGAAATGGTATCAAGCCCCGCGCCCGATTCAACATATCCGGGTTTAATGACAACATAACTTTACCGATCAAATTTTGGTTCCTCACAAGAAAATCCTTTTTTTAAATGTTTATTTCTTATCGCATATGTATGGGTGTACGTAAAGAAAAAGCTGTACATTTAATACATAGTGTGGTAAACTAAATAGGTACTCAAAGAAAAAAGAAAAGGAAAAAAGAATGAACAAGATAAAAGAATCAGTGGAAGAAATTGGCGACGAATCAGCGGCTAAAGCTGCTCGGGAAAAAGAAAAGTTTCAGAGATTTGTCCTAGAATCAATCTTAAAATCACGACTCGAAAACAATCGATCATAATCTTAAAAGAAAAAGGAAAAAGAAAAAATGAGACAATCAATTGAAACAAGACTTCTTCAACGCGCAAATCAATTTAGGCTCCGCGCCGAAGCCGCCGCCGGCTCAAAAATCGCGGAGTACAATGATGATCTTAGTGAGTACGAAAACCATTTGATGGTTGCCACTATGTTGGCCGATCATTTTGGTTGGCCTTATTCGGAGATCATCGGGGGAAGTAACAGTGACGAAAATGGGTATAACTTTATACTAATTGAGGGGGTTGAATCATGCCCGTTGCACTAGGATTTAAGGGTTACATAGTAGAGCAAAAAAACCACGGGATATTTGGGGTGGGTTCCACCCTAAAGGAAGCGGTTGAAGATTCCCGCGAATGGTTAGATCCAGAAACCGAGATCGATGAAGATCTCCCCAATCGTGTTGAAGCTCAAGACGGGGAAATTTGTTGGGTGTATTGCAGTAATGGGTATTCAATGTAAAGAAAAAGCTGTACATTAACTTTATATGTGTTATAATAGATAGGTACTCAAAGAAAAAAGAAAAAGGAAAAAAGAATGAAAATCAAACCAATGTCGTCAAACCTAAACGGAATTTTAAACAGCATAGGAACCCAAACGATTAAAGGGTTCAACAATTCCCCCCGGGCCGAGATCGAGATCTTGAAAGAAGATTGCACCAAAGAACTCTGGAAGCAAATCACCAAAAACATTGAAACGGATAGTAGGGGTGATTTCGTCGTATTGACCTTTAACACAAGCCCATACATTTCAGAGCGGACCTTAAAAGAAAGCACGCTGCTTTGCTGCTTTACTCTAAAACTTAGCGCAAAGAAAGATTGCCTTTTCGGTAGCGTTGCCGATTGGTCTTGGCACGCTCAACGGGCCGTTGATTTTATCGCCGATAACTCTATTCTTCAGGATGAATAATCCAAACAAAAGGGAAAAAATATGGAAGAAATGGAAGAATTTTATAAGACCGCCACGAACAAAGACCTTGACGATATGGTGGTTTATATCGCCGGGCTTTACTACCTAAGCGGTAGTTTGGAAGATTCCCGTTGGGATTGCCTAGGATCTCTTATTAATGAACTTAGCACCAACCGAACGGGTGATAGTGGGCAAAATGAAGCCGCTTCGACACTGGAAAAAGCGGTTAAGATTTATGCCAATAAACCGGAAAGGGGATAAAATGCCGTACTATAGCACAAAGATATTTGTCTCAACTCGCGCCCGTCACCTGCAAGGAAGTAGTTTCGGCGCCTGGCTCGATCTTAGAAGTTATGACAACCAAGTCGAATTCTTGGATGCATGTTTCGATATTCATTGGGAAGAAGCCGATGATCCAGAGTATCGATTTTGTGGCGAATTTGCCGATCATTCATCCCTTGGCAACGAAACCGAGATCAAACCCGTGGTATGGGATATTTTGGAATTTGAAGAACCCCAGCAAAGAATCTTGTTCACCTATGCTTCGAATTTTTCGCTTGAAGGCCGAAGCCTTTTTGAGATCTTAAATTGCTATTTCGGGTGCTATGACTCCGACGCCGATTTTGCGCAAGATTATTTCATGGAGCGTTTTCCAGTATTGGAAAAAGTCGCAAATGAAATCGGGGTTTCGATTGATTGGAACGATACGTGGCAATCAACACTATCCAAGGCAATCGTTAGAATAGAAACCCCCTTAGGGTTTTGGTATTTTTCAAACAAACCCGAAGATTCAAGCGACGAACCCCGGATCGCTAGATAGATAGGTTAAGGTAAAGAAAAAGCTGTACATTTAATGTATAGTATGGTAAAATATATAGAGGCCCAAAAAAAATTGGGCCTAAAAGAAAAAAGAAAAAAGGAAAAGAAAAAATGGAAGAAGAGATCGCGAGAAATGTTGAGATTCAACGGGAATTTTGGGCTGCAACTGAGTGGGAATATGAGATCCCATCGGTTGCCACGTCGATTCTACGCGATCGAGTTTCCAAGCTTAACCGCCGTGCTAAGCGTTTAGGCGTCCCGGACTTAGAGATCACCTTCGGGGAAATATACTTAAAACGGTTAAACTCATTTGACGCGATGGGTTATGGCTTGATCGAGTCGGGGGATCAGATCCCGGTCCGTATGGCCAAGATCTTAGGAAAAGTCCCTGTTATCAACGGCAACGTTGAACTTTTGGCGATCGTTAAACGTGTTGAAGATCGCAATATGATCACCGAAATTAGCAAAGATTTTGACGGATCGGGCTATGCCGATTGTAAAATCGTTTGTGATCATTGCAAAGCCAACCGATCGCGAAAAACTGCAATGCTGGTTCGCCACGACGGCGAGATAAAAATGATCGGTACTTCATGCCGAAATTCATTTTTCGGAAAACCAATCGCTCATATCCTTTGGAGCGCTTGGAGCGTTTTTAAAGAAATGGATCTACTCGGAAACTTTGAGCTAGATCAACCCCGGATCTCCAAGGGTGGAATGTCTACAGTGGATTACCTAGCCGCCGCTCTAGTAGTCGTTGAAGATTCAAATGGTTTTGTAAAATCTTCAGAAGAAGGATCGACTAAATATTTAACCGGAAAGCTTCTAGAGTCATGTAGCACCCTCGACAACGAGATTTCTAACCGGATTGATAGCAAAGTAGGGGAAGCTTGCGATCTAATCAATTGGGCCGCTTCAAGGGCTTGTGAAAGTACTTTTGACGAAAACCTCAAGACCGCCGCAATGGCTTCCAATGTCACGGACGAAAGTTCAACCCGTGGCTTGTTATGTTATTTAACGGTAGCCCGAAGAAGGGAAATTGAGCGTAAAGCTGAAAAAGAGTTAAGGGCTAAGAAAGCCGCCGCCCCATCGGTTGATGGTAGCTTTATCGGTGCAATAGGTGAACGCCTTGAAATGTTGGTGACTCTTAACGGGGTGCGTCATTTCGAAAGTGATTGGGGAACCCAAACTGTTTTTCTAATGACCGATCCCGATGAAAACCATATCGTTTTAATCTCTGGATCTTCGCCCAAACTTTTTCGAACCCCTAGCTGTGATCTCAAGATCGGATCTAGCTTTGACGTACGGGCTACAGTCAAGCGCCATAATGAAAAGTATGGCCAAAAACAAACAATCGTTTCTAGGGTCCACACGATCCGCGAGGTAGCATAAAATGGGGTTAGGCGGAATTTTACACTCAAAAGGAAAAGACGATTGGGCAACGCCCTTTGACTTTTTCGATCGGGTAAACGCCCGGTTCAATTTTTCATTGGACGCTTGCGCGTCACCTTGGAATACAAAGTGTGGTGAATACTACACCCAAGAAAATAGCGGGTTAACCCACCCTTGGAAAACATGGACTTGGTGCAACCCACCCTATAGTGATATTTTGTCATGGTACTCGAAAGCATACCTTGAAGCACAAAATGGGAATTCATCAGTTGTTCTAACGTTCGCAAGAACCGATACAAAAGCCTTTCATACCTACGCCGCAAGGGCGACCGAAATAATTTTCTTGCAAGGTCGAATCAAATTCATCGACCCCGCAACAAAAGAACCAGGGGATCCAGCCCCCGCGCCATCAATGCTGGTAATTTTCGACGCCACAAAAAACCAAGAACCGCATAAAATGCAATTTGCTAAAATGCGATTTTCTAAAATTAAGGGAATAAAATGATGCAAGTAAACAAACCAGCAACCGATTTGGTCGCAGCAATAAACGCCATGGCCGATTTAATCAACGATTTCACAAATTCGGGTTTCATACTCGAATGTTTAGACGATGACTCCGGCGACGTATACGTTGACGGTGGCGAAGATGTTGGAGTAAAAATCGGCGAAAGCGCAATCGAATTTCTAGCGGGTGCTCTAGCCGCCAGAAAGAAATATTATAACGTAGGCTTTTCAACCCACGTTGATTTACTAATAACCCGACACCCGGCCTTCACTGAATACCTAAGGGATTTAGGCTTTAGTTGGAGCAAAGAAGTTGCCCACGCTAGCCCGGGGGAATTATCCGGTAAGACGGTTTTGACCAGTGGAATGCCCCTCCACCTTGGAGCAAAATGTAAGCACATTATAACCGTCCCACTAGATATCCCCGCCGATCTTCGGGGCCAAGAATTGGATATTGAGCAAGTCCGAAAATACGCTAAAGAACCAAAATGGTTTAAAATCTTAGGTGGAAATTTTCCGCCCCAACAAATCTAAGCCGGGGGTTTTGGTACTGCTCAATCTTTGCCCCGGTGCAGCATAGGGGGGGATTTTCCCCCCTATGTTTTAATAGGAAAAAGTTAAAATGAAATTAGAGTTATTCCCCTTTCAAGCCGAAGGAGTAGATTTCCTTCGGTCCCGGCAGCAAGCGGTTTTAACCGATGAAATGGGGCTAGGAAAAACCGTTCAAGCTTTGTGCGCCCTACCGCTAGGCGCCGCCGTGCTAATAGTCTGCCCGGCAAGCCTAAAGCATAACTGGCAAAATGAAATAGCAAAATGGACCGATCTAGAAACTGAAATTTTAGCAGGCAAAGGGTCGTTTCGTTGGCCCGTTGCGGGTGAAGCCTTGATTACCAATTTTGAGATTTTGCCCAACAAATATGATGTCTCGAAATTGCATCATAGGATTCACGCCGTGGTGGATGAAGCCCACGCGCTAAAGAACTATAAGGCGCAACGAACGAAAAATTGGCGCAAAATGCTTTCTAGTATTCTCCACGCTCGGGGAAGTGTTTGGTTGCTAACCGGAACACCTATCGTGACATCCCCCGCCGATCTTTGGGGGATACTCGAAAGCGCCGAATTGCACAAAGCCGCTTATGGCAATTGGGAAATTTTTCAAGAAATTTGGGGCGCAAGAATAGGCGCGTTCAATCAAATCGTTTGGAATCCCAATCTGATACAAAAGGGCCTTGCAAAGCAAGGGTTAGAAAGGGTTGCCCTTGGGCGGTCTCGAAATGAAGTCCTACCCGAATTACCTGAAAAAAGGTGGAGTCAAATCGATGTTCCAATACCGCGCAATGTTGGAAAATTAGATCCAGAAAAAATGGACGCGTTAAGGGCTTGGGCGAATGATGGAAAAGATCCCCGCGCCTTGGGGCAAATTGCGACGGCAAGAAAAGATCTAGCAATTGCGAAAGTACCCGGTGCAAGCAAATTGATTGATACAATCTTAGACGGTGGCGGCGGTCCCCTAGTTGTTTTTTCCGCCCATGTTGACCCCGTGGTAAAAATAGGTGAACGCCCCGGTTGGGAAACCGTAACAGGATCAACCCCGGCTTGGAGACGATCTGAAATTGTAGAAGAATTTCAAAATGGGAATTCAATCAAGGGGATCGCTGGAACGATTGGCGCAATGGGAACCGGCTTAACTTTAACCGCCGCCCATCGAATGATTTTTATCGATCTCGATTTCAGCCCTGCGATCAATGCTCAAGCTGAAGATCGGATCAATCGAATAGGCCAAAAGAACGCTTGCGAATATATCGTGTGCACCGCAACCGGCAACGATGTTGACACTTTAATAACCAATTCAATCGTTCGCAAAATGCAAATGATTGAAACAATTAAAAGGGAAAAATTATAATGGATTGGGATTCTATAAATGAAAAGGCTGAATTATTAAGCGAACTTAAAAGAGAAAAAGACGCAATAACCGCAGCAATTACGGTGGTTGAAACCGAGTTAATACGGTTGGTTGGGTCTAAGACTGAAGGGCGGACAAAATTAAGCGGTGAATCTTTTTCTGTTATGACAACGGGGAAACTAACGCGAAAGCTTGATCTCCCGATTTGGGAATCTATTAAGGAAAAAATACCGGTAGAAATGCACCCGGTGAAAATTAAGACTGAATTAGATTTGACAAAATTAAAGAAAGTCAAAGAACTCAGCCCCGCTAATTACAAAGAAATAAGCAGAGCAATAACTGAAACCCCCGCCAAAACGGCGGTTAACGTGGAGGAAATCCTGAAATGCGAATAAGAAAAACAAATGATTATTCAACGGAAACGGTGAATTGCGGCGTGTACGGATATGCGGGTACGGGCAAAACAACGTTAATTAGAACCCTCCCATGTGATCCGGGGGAGATCGTGATCGTATCGTGTGAATCCGGTTTGCTGCCCTTGCGCGATCTGTCGATCACGTCAATTGAGTGTGGCTCAAAAGGGGACGTGAATGACGCTTATCGATGGCTTTGTGAGTCGGACGAATCAAGGGGGATAAAATGGGTTGCTTTCGATTCCATGTCCGAAATTGCCGAAGTTGTATTAGCTGAGGAAAAAGGAAAAACAAAAGACGGGCGGAAAGCTTACGGCGAAACGATCGAGATCATGACCAAGATGATACGGACATTTCGAGATCTCCCCGGTAGAAATTGCTTTTACACTTTCAAAGCTGAAAATGTAAATGATGATTCCAAGTTACTACGCGGGCCTTCAATGCCTGGCAATAAACTAGCGCAAAGCGTGCCATACTTTTTCGATTTCCTACTGGCCCTTCGCTCACATATGGATTTCGAAAATGAGAAAGAAGACAAATCCCAAGTCAAGCGGTGGCTTCAATGTCAACCCGACGGGGTTTGGGAAGCCAAAGATCGGAGCGGTTGCTTGGGGTTATACGAACCCCCCAGCATTGAGCAAATTTATAACAAAATAAAAGGAAAAAATTAAGATGTTTAATTTATCAGAAATTGGAAGCGGTACCTCAACGGATTTCGAACCTATGCCAGAAGGGGAGTATGTTCTTAAGCTTTTATCTTTAGAGTTGAAAGAAACCCGGAATGGTACGGGTAAATATTTGGATTTTTGTTTTTCAGTAGATCAAGGATTTTATGAAAACCGTAGGATCTGGATCAAGTTCAACGTGGTTAATGAATCCCGAGGCGCCGTGAATTTTGCCTTGAAGAATTTGAAATCTCTTTTTGAGGCCGCTCAAATGGGGATCAACTCTTTTGATTTAGACGATCAAGGCTCCGCCCTGATTCGACTTGTCATGGCAAAAGAGCGATTGGTGAAAGCTCAAGTTGTAATCCAACCGGAAAACAACGGCTATAAAGCCAAAAATGACGTTGCGCCTTATTCGTGGTCCCCCGTTGCCCCGGCAAAAACATCCACCCCACCATGGGTTAATGAAATGCGCCCCAAAGAACCAGCATTTTAATTCTTAATATGAAACAAAGTCGGGTGGGGCTTCTAGCCCCGCCCGGCTTCCTTGGGGGAGAAAAATGAAAATCGAAAAAATAATAGATGAAAAAATAGAATCGAATAAATCTAAGGATTGGCGCCGCCCGCACCTAGGTGGGTCGGGTATAGGCGAAGAATGTTTACGCAAAATCTGGTACAATTTTAGGTGGTTCACTGAACCCAAATTTATAGGTAGGATTTTAAGACTTTTTAGGCGAGGGGAAAAAGAAGAATTTGTGTTTGTGGATGACCTAAGATCGATCGGGGTTGAAGTATCAACCGGCCCCGAAGAAGGCGCCCAATGGTCCTTTAAGCTTTTAGGCGGTCATTTCGCGGGATCAATCGACGGGGCCGCCCGTGGCTTGCCAGGGGAAGATTTTACAGGTGAATGGGCCTTATTAGAGTTCAAAACCCATAACGAAAAAAGCTTTAATGATCTTTTAAAGAAAGGGTTGAAGGCTTCCAAGCCAATACACTTTGACCAAATACAAATATATGGATACGCCTTGGGGTTGCCCAAAGCGTTGTATCTTGCGGTATGTAAAAATGATGATCGCCTTTTTTCTGAAGTCGTAGAAATTGATGATGGCCTAGGTGAGCACCTAGTGAAAAAAGCTGAATACATTATAAATGCAAAATCACCGCCCCCGAAGATATCAAAAAGCGCTGCTTTCTTTTCTTGCAAATGGTGTTCTCATTATGAGACTTGCCACTTTGACGGCAAGCCGGAATTGAATTGTAGAACTTGCGAATTCTCAAAACCTATTGGGGTTGATTCAGAAACTGATTCAGATCGCAATGATGGGGGTGTATGGTTTTGCGAAAAAATAGGAAAAGGGTTAACGGTTGATGAACAAAGAAAAGGTTGTGGCCACTATTTGGCGATTTTGTAAGGGGTTTTTTATGGCTTTAAATGGATTAATCGGCGGTATCATTGCTTTTGGAAGCGTGATTTTAATGGGGGTTGTGGCTGTGGGGTTGTTTATCGAAATGATTTTCGGTGAATATCTAAGGATAGCAATACACAATAAGAGAGTGAAATCTCAAATAAGGAATAACTTCAAAAAATACCACCCTCCCAAGGGGTGGAAAAATAGCGCTAGAAGAATTGGTTTATAAATTAATTTTAAAAAGGGAAAATTAAATGAGCATGGAATCAATGGTTGAAGGGGAAAATGATAATGATTCGTGTGGTGGATCGGTGATCGCCATAACATGGATCGTGGGGGCGATAGGGTTGAGCGTTTTCTTAGGGATGGCACATTCTCAATACGAGAAAGAACAGCGTTCAATATCGGCTTTATCTGAAATAGAATTTTTAAGAAAAACAAAGCGCGAATTAGGGAAGCCGGGCGATCCAATTAAAAGGTTTATCCGTGTTGAATCTCTTAATGAAGCACGGAAAAGATCAACGGGGGATGAAATCCCAACCAAGGATAAAGCAGAGTTGAACCGAATTCTATTAGCGCTTGATGGGGGAGACAAATGAATCCACCGTATATGTTAGAAGAAATCAGAGAATCAAAGCGCCCTCTAGCCGTATCGGTTAGTGGGGGAAAAGATTCCATGGCAACGGCATTGTGGGTAAAAGAACTTGGGCTTCATGAAACCAACCCGGTGACCTATGTCTACGCCGATACTGGTTGGGAACATCCAGACCTTACTAAATATATTGATGAAGTTGTAAGGCCAATGTTCGCCCCGAATTTTCACACTGTAAAATCAACTAAATTTAAAAATGGAATGCGGGACTTAATCAAATCTAAGCAAGCCTTCCCCGGTGCAAATATGAGATTTTGCACCACTGAGCTAAAGGTGGTTCCGATCCGCACCTATCTTGACACACTCCACAACCCCGTGAACGTCGTAGGGATTCGGGCGCAAGAAAGTTACCGCCGATCAAAAATGGATGAATTTGAACCGGGGGGGCCGCTTGGTGTTGATTGCTGGCGCCCCCTTATTGATTGGGTTCTAGATGACGTTATTGCGATCCATAAGCGTCACGGGGTTAAACCGTGCTCACTTTATTATAGGAAAGATTTCCCCCTTTCCCGCGTAGGTTGTGACCCTTGCGTTTTTTCCAAAAAAGACGAAATCCGAGGTATTAGACCGGAAAAGATTATTCAAATCCGAAAAATGGAACAAGAAATGGGTAAGGAATACAAAGCGAAAAAACCCGATGGGAACCGAATCCCAACATTCTTTTCAGCTAAAGATTCCACCGAACCATATACCATTGATGAAGCGGTGAAATGGTCAAAAACAACTTACGGGGGAAAGCAATTTGAAATGTTCCTAGGGGGCGATGGAAAACAGGGTTGCGCATATTGGGGGCTTTGCGATTTACCAAACAAAGACGGCGAATACACACCATAAAAAAAACAAACAAAAGGGGAAAAAATGAAAAATCAAAATGAGATTGAAAAACCTTCTTCTCGAATTAAGATTGTATCACACAAAATTGATTTAGCCATGGCATCAACACTAGATCAAATCGCTTGGTTTGCCGGGGTTGCGCAGATGTCTCTAAATGAGAAAAAGAACCACCAGGAAATAGTTGATAATCTTCAGGAAGTCTTTTCATCTTTGAAGAATGCCCGGGTGCAAATTCAAGATAAATCGGCGCCAATAGCTGAAAGCCTTGATCCAAAAAAACCTGATAGGGGGTTACAATCTATTGATAAAAAGACCAAAGTTTATGCGCTTTTGGGATTTGTACTTGGATCAATCGCATTGATTAGCGCTAAACAATACAATCTAATTTAAAAGGGGGATACGATGAAAAAGTTTAAAGGGGCAAGTTGTGATCTCGAATTCATAACCGGGGCTAAAATTATTGATTCAAATGGCAAGCGAACAAAGATCAAATATTTTTGCCCCCGTGAAGGGGATATTGTGCGATGGGTTGACGATAAAGAAATAAAACGCACCTATGTCTAATCAGATATTTCAGATAAGCGGGTTTCTAATCTAAAAATCCGTTCTTTCAATTTCTCATTTTCGGCCTTAAGACGGCTCAATTCTTCAAGCAATTTCACTAAATTGACTTGCCCACCATTTGGCCTAGAATCCCAAAGCCGCTTTAAGTCTTGATCGTTCATTTGGACGCGCTCTAATTGATCCGGGGCCAAGCAAATTCGGTTGTATTGCGGTAAGTGTTTCGGCTTAAAATATGGCGAACATCTACATGAACCCAAGTGGGATAAAGGATCACCCCGCCTTTTCCTGATAAAACATCGGTGGAAACAATAAAAAGCCGGGCGATATTTAAAGGAAGCTTATTAATTGTCCTACCGAAAGTTATGTCCGCCGCGTGTCCGATCCCCTCGCGTGGAAGGTGATAAGACCTTAAAGCGCCACCTATTGACCTATTGTGTGCTTCACATCGAACCCCTGAATTGATCCGAATTGAGACACCGATTTTTTTCCTAATCATATCAAGAACTTCTACAAGTTCTTTATGAACCGTATTGACACCGCAACACGGACAACGAAATTCCCTAGCTTGGAAGTATTGCCCAACAAAAATTGAATCATCCATAGTATCCCCTTTTACCATTTGATCCGAACCCCGGCGGTTGCGCCATAGCTGACATGATCATTGCCCCAATTTGACGCCGCAAAAGCATCGGCGAATAACTCGATCGCGTCGGTGGGCTTGGATCCGATCCCAATCGCCCCGGCCCATCCACTATTGTTAACATCCCCGCTCAATCTCAAAAAGCTTTTGCCCGGGGATAGCTCCGCCATTATTTTTTTTTAGATTCCAGAATGAGGCTAGGTGATTTCTTGATCGCTTCGGATATGATCGTGGCCTTGGATTCAGAAGATTTCACCAAGCTTCGGCCCATTGTATAACTTGAACCGCAAACCGCCGCCATGATCGCGCCTATGATCTGTGTCCACTGGTTCCCCTCCATGGTTGCGAATACCGCGCCCCCAATCATTCCGATTATGCTAATCCAGAATTCACCCGTTTTAAAGGATTTTGTGGTCTTCATCTTGAAAGCTCCTAGATCTTGAATTGTATTTCACCCGCCATAAACGGGATTCCTCGCGGAAAATATAAAACTCTTTTAAAAGTTCAACTAATTTCTGGTGCGTTTCTTCTATATTTTTTTCTAACGATTCCACCCGCTGGTTCAATAAAGCAAGCTGTGTCTCACTTTGAGAACCGTTTTTCTTTTTGGTGACATTCTCGATCAAGCGGAACGCACCGAGCACAACCGCCACAATTAGCCCGGTGGTTCCTGTCTGGATTGGATCCACCATCAACCCCAAGGAAGCCCGGATTCAGTCGGTGGATTAATTTGGTTGGCAATTTGACGCTCGACATGAATCTCAGATTTCTCTTTTTGCTCCACCGTCATCACTGAGAAAAGCCACCCTAGGGCCATGTCCTTAGTCACTTGGTCGTATGGTGTAAAATCTTGGATGTCATTAATATCAAGGGCGCACGTTCCTATAATGCTACCGTGGGCCGTTAGGGGTTCCCCCTCGGGATCGGGGTTTGGGTACTCTCTAGAATCTGTACAATTCCAATGTAAGTTAAAGATTACTTTCTCGCGACCTTCTTTGATTTTCCAGTCGTTGCAATTTGATATATTCCATGTTGCTGTCATTTCTAGTTCCCTTCTTTCAGTTGAGAGATTTCACTCTTTAACTCTTGCACCGCTTTAATTAAAAGCGGAACGATGTTTCCGTAATTCAAGAGCCATAATTGGTCGAATTCGTTCCCCTCGTTGTCCAATCTTTTCGCG